CAACAGCCTTCAACACAGAGAGACCTCCCCTCATCTCGGAGAAATGGACGTGCGAGCAACATGCGTGGGACATGACCTTCAGGGGGTCCCTAACCATCCTCCACCCGTCCGACAGCTGAACGGGCTTTGACTGGCCAAAGACGACCTCCTCCACGCAATATGCCACCCCGCCGACTTCAGCCTCGTGGCCCATCTCCAAAAACACCTCGGGGAGCCTGGCGTGCCACCGGGGAAGATCAACTCCCCGGACAAAGAACACGGCATTGTCCCCATCGGCCAACAGGTCGAACTTGAGGCCCAGGTCGCGGGCAACAGCGAGTCCAAGGGCAACCATGATCAAGGTGTTGCCAAGGCCCGTGTTGAAGTCCCCACTAGCCCGTACGCCTGACGCGTGGTACTTGACCCCACTGGAAAAGCGACCGTCGAACTCCAGCTGCCAAGAAAGGAGCTGTGCCAACCTAGGGTCACGGACCAGCGAGTTATACACGCCATGCTCAAGTTGTAGTTGGTGTTTAGAGAGGTGAGACTCAAAAGACTTGCAGTCGACCTCGAACGCAACCAAACCGGGTTGCGATTCGAACTTTCTCCTAATGAGAGAAGCTCTCTGTCTGCCATTCAGCCCCTTGCCGATGAGACGCGTGTGGGTGAGAAAACCCCTGCCCCAACCACGCAGGGCGGGGTAGAGAACATGCTCGAGCGGCTTGAGGTAAGAAGCAAGCTCCAGGTTATAACGGGGAGAACGGCCCATAATGACACGAGGCTTATGGACCTTGTAACCGGAGAGCTTCTCAGCCTTGACGAAAGCTGAAACTCGAGCGTCCCTTGGGGTGGAGAAGCCATCGTCCAACAAAGAACGATGGGCCTCCTCGTAACGTGTCCGCAGGCGCCGGACACGATACGACTCAACCACACGCCCCAGCTCCCACGGAACAACCTCGGGGATCCTGCCACGGAGCACCGCTCGCAACTCAGAGAAGGAACGGGTCCAGGCAAGGCCCCCGGCGTTCGACGCGGGAGGACACAGGCCCAAGGTCCGAAGACAAAGGCCCGCCATGGCATTGTGTGCACAGGGCTGATGCACGTAGGGTAGCCAGACCCCCGGAACATCCGGTGTCCAGCAGCGGAACTCCTTCCGCCTTGGGTCGCCGTCGCAGAACGCCTCATCGGTCGGGGGGACCAGAGTGCAGCCAGGCTTCAAAGGGACCGAAGTCCAATCTCCACCGACACACACTGCACCCGACTTACTGAAGCTCCGCTAAGCGCCCGAGAGGTTAAGTCGCCCGCACACAGGGCTGTTGATGGTGTCCTTCCCCCCACCGAGAAGAACCCGCAGAGTCCCCATAAAGCTACGATTGGGAGCGTAGCTCGTGGCGACACCGTTAGAGAGGCCCCGAAGGACCGTGCTGGACCAGACAGCCGCTGAGGAGCGCAGGGCTCCCACCGCCAAAACCTCATCAGGCTGAGGTAAGGCGGCCAGCATGACGGACCCAGGGAGGATGAACGCGAGATCCATGTCGCTCATCCCCTGGTCCCTGGCCCACAACCTTGCACGCGAGCGAAGGCTTGCAAGCAAGCCCTCGTCCACTGCTCGGAAGCACCTAACGGTGAAGAGGGAGGCAACCAACCCGGGACTAACCCAGAGGTTGCGCGTGCCGTTCTCCGAGGAGAACTGCACCTCTACGATCGGGAGACGTTCCGGCACGTCCTCCCGCACCACGCACACTTGGTTAACCACACCAAGTTTAGTGCCGGGAGCGAGGAACTTCACGAGGAAGTTCATTCCATCCTGGGCAGGCGAGCCCGACTCGGGGAGGTCTCTCCACCACCCTCGTCGGAGCTCAGAGCCCAGAACTGCAAGTGATCGCGTCAACTTGCCACGCTTCCGCCACCTCGGAACCCCCGCGATGGGGCTCCCCGACGACTCCGTTTCGTCGCCGCTTTCTTTAGACACGGACCGGCCCCTCATCCAGCAACCGGCTTGATCGTAGTCCCCCCAAGGCTGGGCCTCGGGCGCGTACAACCTAGCGAGGAGCTCAGGCTCCCAAAGAAGGGAACCCGCAAAGCCCTCACCAAGTGTAGAGGGACCACATCGACAATCGTCAAAGAAATGGGAAGTCAGGAGGACCTCTGGCGACGTGGAAGAGGGTGAAAGCCCCTCGAAGCCATAAGCACTCCTGACCACCAAGCCAGACGAGTGTGGTGCATGGATCAGTGGAACAACGTCCACCAACCAGTCCGTGTGCCCCGCGTAAAAACGCTGAAGCTCCTTCGGGACGTGCACACCGAAGAAGTCAAATCCGCAGCTCCAAGGGCCTTCTGGCACTGCGGGGAGAATGATGTTGGACATCATATAGGTATAAGCAAGGTCTTTATAGGGAAAGACCAGGAGAAAACCAGCTTGAGGGCTGTAACGCAGCCAACGGGCGAATTTCCCTGCCAGAGGTC